CATTCATATATCCAAAACCAAAAGGATCTCCATATTTCTCTGTAAGAATAATATCTGGAACAATGTTTTTAAAATATTGTGTAGCTATAAATTCAATATCTTTTGCTATATATCCTTTTTCCATAAGAAACTCATAGTCTAAATCTTTTAAAGGAATTGTTCTTGATCTAAGGTATTTAGAATAACCAGATTTTTTAAATATAAACTCATCACCAGGTAATACACCTTCCATAAATTCTTCAGCTTCTTCATAAGGTTTATAGTTTTTAAAATTTTCCATAATGTTATCTGTTTGTTTCTTATCTTTAATATTTCTGTAAACTAACGGATAAACATCTCTATAAAATATATCAAAGTTCTTTTCTATCATTTCAAAATTCCACATAACTGTAAAATAGTTTTTTCTTTTAGCACTTGATTTTAAATTATTAATAAGATCTTCTATTGATTTAACCTTTTCTTCTAACTCCTTATAAGTATAAGTTACCTTTGCACCTGTTCTAGGATATGTATATGTGTATACTTTATTTGGATTATACATTTGACTTTTAGGATTTCTAAATGCTTCCATGCTATCTAAAGCACTTTTAAAAAACTCATACTCTTTATCTGGTTTGATTAAAAACAACTGATACTGGTCTATTTTATTTCCTAAAGGATCAGTTAACCCTCTAGTATAAAATCTAGCAGATGCTTCTACTTCAGGAATAGAATGATTATATTTTCTTAATATAGCTAATGTTACTTGTTCTCTAAATTGACTAAACGTAAGTATTTCATCATTCTTACCTAATGCTAATTCTGCTTTTTTAGTAAAGTCATATTTGTTTATTCCATTTCTTTTTAAATATTCTGTATATTTCTTTCTTAGCTCTGTTGTAAAATTAAATAACAATGGTTGATAGTCTATTGCTTTAATCACTTCTGCACTGTCAGGCATTTGCCCAGTAGCTAGTTTATTCATATCAAGGTATAAAGAGTTCTTTAGTAGATTAAGTGTAAACTCTTTAGCTACTCTATTGTCTTGATTCATAACTCTGTCTATAGGGTTATAACCTAACTTTTCTACATAATATCCTGTAGGTATACTCTTTAATTGATCATCAGTTATATTAGGATCTATTTTATTTCTGTATTTTCTTTGTGCTAATCTTAATGCATTTGTTATTTTTTGTTGATCTACTAATACAGAACCTTGTCTAATTACTTTTCCTTCTCTGTTTTCTAATATTTGTTTATAAGCTATTTCATTTATTCTATTTTCATATGCTGGTTTACTTTCTCCTTTGTCTTTAGGTATTCTTACATGAGCTAATTCATGTCTAACTACAAACTCTAACCATTCACCTTCATTTTCAAAGTCACCTTTTTTAAAAGGCTTGACTCCAGGCACAGTGCTTTTTAAATGTCTACCTTCTCTAAACATTTGTAAAATACCTTCATCATCTAAGTTTAATTCAGCCACACTTAAGTCTGGATTTCTTCTAACAAAAGCAGGAACATACTTACCATTAACAGTTTTACCTATACCCCTACCTCTATTAATAGTAATATCAGGATATTCCGATTTAATTTGAATTATAGCATCATCAACATTCTTTGGTTGTTTTACTGGTCTTGGATCTTTTGTACCTATAGCTATTGGAGGTATCTCTGTATCTGAAGTATTTTCATAAAACTTCATTTCTTCAAATATTTTTGCACCATCTTCATATGCTCTAAATTTTTTACCTAATCTATTTATATACCAAGCAAAACCACCTACTACCAAAGCATCTTCAATAGGTCTGTTTTCATTAAGTGCCTGTTTAGTAAGTTCTTCTGCTGTCATTAACTTAGCAAACTTACTCATTTCCCTACCTGCTTCACCAAATGTCTGTGCTGTTTTAGCTCCTTTTATTAAAGCAGTACCAAATACCCAGTTACTAGGATCAGAAAATTCACCAAGTAAATGTCCAACGTGATACATAGGATTATTCAAATCACTTAAGTATTGTTTAAATTCTACTAATCTATCTGTAGTTTCTTTTGCACTAACTGAATTACCAAAGTATTCTGGTATAAATTTTCTGTAATCAAATAATCTTGGATCTTGATATACATCATAATCTTCTTCTGGTTCATATGACTTACCACTAAGATAATCAATAGTAGTTCCAATAACACTACCATATGTAATACCACGTGTAATAATTCCTGGATCATCTAAGACATTACCTACATGTGTAGAAAAAGGAGTAGATTGTTTTTCTTCTATGGTTGGAAGATTAGGATCTTTTTGTAATAATGTTTTCATTAGTTATTACTAGGACTATACAACATTCCTTGAATTAACTCTCCTTGTTGCTGTCCAACTAACTTAATAATTTTTTTATAGTTTCTCTTTTTAATAGCTTTAAACAAATCATTCTTATCTATGTCATTCGAATATAACGATTCACTAATAATTGTTTTAGTAAATCCATCTAACTGTTCAAATGTAGAATCTACTTCATTAATAATTGTTTGTGCTTTATCTACATCAAATGGTATGGGTGGAACAAATCCATCTTTAGCTATATTCATATTTCTATAATAATTATTAAATAATTCCATCTTATCTGTATCTGTTTCATAAGAGTATGAACCTAATTTATCTCTTAATTCTCTACCTAATTTAAAATTATAATCACTTTCTAGTGCAGCAATTTCATCAACCATTCCTTTATCAAAAATATTTTTTCTATCACCAGGTTTTATTTTAGTAGCAAAATCATATATCAATCCTAAACCTGCTGTGCTTTTTTCTGTTACAAATTTTCCAATTACAGAATCTTCTGGTAATAATTTACTAGCATCTTGTACAAGACTTGCTTTCATTTTATTAATATCAACATCATTAGTATAATAGTTTGGATCAAAGTAATCTGTATTGTTAAATTGAAACTGTGGATCACTAGTTACATTAGCTGGTCTACCTTTTAAATCTTCATAGTTATTATAAAATAAATTAAATCTAACATTATTTGATTTTGGTTTACCATCTTCTGATACAGGTTCTACCTCATTCCATGTAAAATAAAACTTACCATCTTCTAACATTTCAAGAACTTCTTTACTATTAGGTCTTAAATATTCTCCATCAAAATCAACAAACCCATAATCAATAAGTCTATCTATATCACCAGCATTTTCATAATTTATAATTTGACCTAGTATATAACCTGCTGCTGTGTTTTTTAAATTTCTTTCATCCATACTAGTTACGCTTTCTATTGCATACTTTTGAAATGAACCTTCACCATCTGGTGACATAAAACTACTATATCCATATCCATCAGCAGACATGTTTTTCATAGCTTCAAATCCTGCTGCAAAAGATTTTTTTTCTAATGCTTCATCAGTATCTCCAAACGAAACACTATTTCTAAATGCTCTATCATGATAATTTCTAAACACATCTTCAAACTCATCACCATATTGTGCGGCTGCTAATTTATTTAATCCTTTATTAACAAGTGTTAAAGGATCAAACCCAACTCCTGTACCAGGATAATCTCCTAAAGGTGTAGCTAACCATGTTTGAAACCAACTATTAGGTAGCATAGGTGCATATCCATCTACTGTACTATCTTCATTACCTATTATTTCTCTATCGCCTAGTATTACTTTTTTATAGTTTTCTGATTGTGATTGATATATTTGATAAATCATATTACCAACATCAATAGGATTTTTTTCTAAATAACTATTTGTTTTCCTAGTTAAGCTAGATTTTTCTGATCCAGTTAGATCTGCATTTTTTTTTAAGTTAGCTGCTATTTGATTAAAATTATTTCCTAGTTCTTTTTGTGTATGAACATCTTTCATAATCTTACTAACATTTGCAGGAATATTTTTTATCTCTACAGTTCCACTATCTGTTGCTACATTCCATGCTCTATAACCATTAAATACTGCTGATGCTATATCGCTTACATTACTTTCTTTTAAGAATGGTTCGTTTGTACTTGTGTTTAAAAAAGCAATAAATCCAGGAGGTGCTACTTGATTCTTATAAACTTCTGTTAACATTGTTTGTAAATTTATATCGTTAATATCTGTTTGATATGATTCAATGTCGTCTGATAAACCTAAGTCTACTTCATAATACTGTCTAATAATTTCATCTTGCCCACCTAAATCTGATACAGCATCAGCATAACTAGAATTTTCAAGAAGCTGATATAAAGGTTTATCTGTTGTCTTTGCTTCTCTAAGCATTTCAATAATCTTTACTTTAGAATTATTTAATGTTTCTAATTTTACAGCTTGTGTTGCAGTAAAACCATACACATCTACTATTTCATCAGCATCCATTAATCCACCATCTTGATTAATTAAACTAAATCCATTTGTTAAATCTTTTACATTTGTTGTTGTTTGATTATAAAGTTTAGATTGTGCAATCTTATCACTAGCTTTACTATTTGCACTTGCATCTAAGTTTAAAGATTTAGCTACATTAAGCTCTCCAACACCACTTTTAACTACCTTATCTATTATTTCTTGACCAATAATATTTCCTGTTTCATCTTTAAATATTTCATAATTAACTCCTCTTACTCCACCTTCATTTAGAGAATAGTTCCTTAAAAATAACTGAGCTTCAGTTTCTGCTTTAGCTATTTGATCTATATCTGTAGGATCTATATTTTGAAAATAACTTTTAACAATAGCATTAACTCTTTTCTGTTCTACAGAAAGCATTAAACCTTCATCTGAAATTCTTTTATCATTTTCATTTAATTTAAAATTACTACCAATCATTAATGCATTGAATTTTTCACCATTAGTTCCTAAAAATTTAGTTACTTCTGTTGCGTAATATTGATCTAATGAATCAATAAATTCTTGTGGAGATTGTGTAGTTGTAGATAAATTTTGTATAAAATTGTCTACATCTGATAAACTAGTTTGTAAATTATTTTCATAAGATTCAGTTAATTCTTTATATTCAACAATGTTTGCTTGTTTTCTTAATGTTTCAAATGAATTTAAGTTCTTTTGATTATAATATGACTCAGCACTAATACTTAATCTTTCTGGTACACCTGTTAATATACCATTAATATATCCATCAGTTTCTTCTTGAAACTTTTGTAGATCAGGTTTTTCTCCTGACTTTAATATTTCATTAACTTTATTATTTAAATACTTTGTAGTTTCTGTTTCAAAGTTATTTTGCCATTTTGCATCTAATACTTTTATTTGATTTTCAGCTAAATTATTTATTGTATTTGAAACCGCACCAAACATTTCACTAACGTTAGGTGAGTATACATCAACAACTCCCATTCTTGCTGCTGTACTAGAAGGCGTTACCATTGATTGCCTTCTTGTTCTTTTAATTTCTCTAACCATTTATTGGGTAATTTCTTCCTGGTGGTCCAGAAGCACCTGTTCCTTTTTTTACACCACTAGTAGGTTGTTTATAATAGTTATAGTAGTTCCATCCATTAACTATGCTTGTTCCTGCATTTATAATAGAACCCATGTTAGAATAATAAGCTTGTTGTTTAGTATTAAAGATAGCTCTATCATAGTTATTATTTATTTTAGCTGCATTTAATCTAATAGAAGATAAATCTTTATTAGTTATATCAACAATATCTTGTTGTATTGCATCAAAGCTTCCACTATCACCTACACCTGATGCTCCTCTAACTGCTCTATTGTTACCAAGAACAATATTCATATCTCTCATCCTATTATTTTCTGCTTGTAATCCCTCTAAATATGATACTTTTTTTTCTTGTTCGTATCTTCTAGTCATTTCTTTAGTTTGAAGATTTGTTTGCTGTATCTGTACTGCTGAACCAACAGCAGTCGTTGCTGCACTAATAAGAAATAATGTTGCTGGATCCATTCCCATTTTAAAATACTACCTCTAATGCTACACCCAAAACTTTTAAAGGCAAGGGTGCTGTTTGTGTTATTTTTAATGTAGGCTCTCTATCATAACCTAAAAAGAAAAACTCTTTCTTTCCTGTTACTTTAGCTACTGGAGCTGCTACATCAAAGTTTACATCTCTTATAACTAAACTTTTAGCAGTATTATCTGCTGCTTGTAAAGCTACATTTAATGAATCTGATAAATCTATGACTGCTCTAGATATTCTTTTTATCTGACCTGTCAATGGACCATTTGCTACTTCTCTATCTACTGGCATAGTTTCAAGACTGGGTTCATAGTTAAATCCTACTATAACACCAGCACTATGAGCTACATCAAATATGATTGTATCACTTGCTGATGTAGTAAACGATCCTAGTGAAAATGTACCATCAACTGCATTAACAATTTCTTGTGTTAAATGAGCAGGACTATTATGAACACGCCCTGAAGTAATAGTGATTACAGCATTGTCAGCTGGTGAAGAAGCTAGTGCCTGGTCTAAAACTATAGTGTGACCACTAGCTGTAGCTGTAACTGTTTGTATTTCATAACTACCAGTAATCCCAGCTATAGTAATAACATCACCTGTATTCGGTGCAGTTGTATACCCATCTACATTTATAGTAGTACCTGTTTGACTTGCACCATTTATTAATGGACTTCCTTGTTGATTAACTGTAGTTGTTCCTGAACAATCTAATGTAAGATCATCCTGTTCAGCAAACTTTTCTAATGTATATACAGTTCCACCTTCTAATTCTCTTTTAACAACACAAAATAAATTTTCATTAATAGCTGTAATACTAGTAAACTCATCACCACTCTTTGTACTCCATTGTGTCCAACCAGCTATTTTTTCTGCACGTACACTATGAAACAAAGCAAGTGTTCCATCATTGTTTGTAAAGAAAGCAAACTGTTCAGGTCTAGTTGTTGTACCAGTTATCATAGCCATATCTACTGGAGCTTTCACTAAGTGTGATGCTAGAATAGATATAGATGTAGATGCATACGCATTTTCTACATCACTAAATAAATATTCACGAATAGCTTTACCATTCTTTTGTGCATACAATGTAGCACCATCAAAGATAATAGGTTTTGCTCTACTACAACCATAAGGTGTTTGTCTAAGAAATGTTATATTAGCAGGTGTAACAGCAGAAGTATCTGTAGATGTAGGTACAAAATATTCACCACCATCTGTTAATACTTGTAAATTTCTTGAAGATACTAAATGTCTAATTTCGTTTACTCTATCACCAGATACAAATACATTAATAGCTTGGTCAGCTAATCCTGTGCCTACATCAAAGTTTAAGTATTCACCTACTCTTGAAGCTATTACAGCAGCAGGAGCATCTCTTACTCCAGCAAAATATAATCTGTTATCATGAAATGTAACTGCTTGAGGATATCCTCTTACAGCAGATATAAGTTCTTCTTCCCAGTTAGCATGTGGTCCAGCACCAGCACTTATAGTTTCAATAACAGTTCCTACTAATTCTGTCGTAGAATTAAATGCAGTTATATAAATTTGTGCTTCATCTACTCTTATGTAATGTCCTACATAGTCACTTGTCCATATAGGAGAAGAAGCTGTAATAGTTCTACCTGTACCTGTAGCACCAGTAGATAAAGTAATAGTTACACTAGCATTAGCATATTTATAAAAAGGTGCGTGAGTCTTATAAGCACCAGATACCACTACATCTTCATCTAATTCAAATGCAAACTCTGAAACTGTAAAAGTTGTAGCACTTGTTCTTTTAACTTCTAACATAGGATTTTCTCTATGTGTCATAAACACAGTATCACCAAACTGTGCAAAGTTTATTTCAAATAACTGTGCTGTAGTCCAATTAACATTTGTTGTAATATTAGTTTGAACAGCTACACCATTTGAATTATAAACATCTAATCTTCCATTAGATAAAACAAATACTGCTAATTCATCATTAGAAAAAATAAATGGAATAACTCTTGATGCTCCTGGTAATGTTGCTTTATATGTAGTTCCAGGTCTACGCATAATACCACCTTCATCTAGTAAGTACCAATTACGTAAAGTTTTTGCTCCATTAAAGTAAGCATTAGCATCTGTTCTTGTAACAAGTAATGGGTTAAGTTCTCCACTTGCAAAGTTAGTGTAAACTGTTCTTAGGGTATTAGCCATTAGTACCCCCTAGTAGTTAATCTGTTGGTTATAAATCTTTTTGTACTTAGTTTTTGTGTAGTTACTTCTTGACTATCTGTATTCTTAGCAATAAGGATTTGTCTTTCTGCCTCATCACTAAACTGTTTAATCATACCAGCATCTCTAGCTACTGATCCAGCAAACCTAGATGCAAGTTTTAATTCTAATGCATCTTTAAAATATGCAGGAAACTCTGATTCATCTTGTCTAAAGATATAATCAGCTATCAATGCTGACTGTGAATCATACCCATTTACAAATATCTTATCTCCATATCTATTATATTGTATAGGTACATCAGCTACAGTAATTGTATTTAGTTGTAATAAATCTGGTGAGGTAGGTAGTTGATAAGCATATTCATATCTACCTGTAGGTGCAGAAGTTAATAAAGATAGTTGTTGTTGTTCTGTTGCAAATCTCCATCTGTGTCTACATAACATAGACTGTGTAAGATTCTCATAAAGATTAGAAGCAACCAACGCTTCTGTTGATCCATCATCAAAAGAAGATATGGGTTGAGCACCAATCATGGTTAATGCTCTTGCACAAATGTCTACTTTAGTATCTGCCATATTTAAAGGGGGGAATAAATCCCCCCAATATCATTATGCTAATAACGCAGTTGTTACTGTAGAGGATGAAGCAGCTGATACTATTAAAATATCTACTACACCATTTGATCCACCACTGTTTACAATGATTACATCACCAGCGTTCAGGTCACCTGTCGCTGTTAAAAAGTAAT